TGGCAATGCTTTAACATAGAGAGGTGTAACATCCTGTCCATGAAAGGCATCGACTCCGCAAGATTCTCGGAAGAATCCTGTAGAGAAGGACTTCTTATGGTTGATCTTCAAACCATAATGAGTCAGCCAAGTGTCTAATCTGGCGACGTACTGCGAAGGTATGGTTATATCATCACCATAAACTCGCAGTAATCTGCTGGAACGCACTACATTCTTTAATGTCGGTCGAAGACCGTCATAGGACAGGATGGCACAGATCGCCAGTACGGCGAAAGTGACACTCTGAACTGGGAAAGTAGTGGCGTTACCCATACCGGCATACTTACGGAGCTTATGTACAGATTCTTCAATCTGTACGAAGCTCGATCGTGTACGAATGAGATCCTCTAGAAAGAGGGTCTTACTAGCGAAGATTTTCTTTACAAGTAGCAAAGATAGTCTATCACTAGCAGCCGAAAGGTCAATCGTAGCGATCTGGCCAGTACGGGATCCTTCCAGACACGCAATTTGATTGCGTGCCTGCGAGGATAAAGCTAAGCAACCATGTAACACATTGCAACGTTCTATAGAAGAACGAAGCGTTGTGTTTAATCCCTGTTGAAGAAACTGTTTCAACACGGGCTCCATGGTTATCGTCCTTCGAGCAACAGAGCTCTTAGCGACGCTGATAAGCTTAGCGATACCAGCAGGGGCGTCATGAATCTCATCCAAATCTTCGGTTAGCATCTTAGAACAACGATGCTGATCATCGACACTTTCAGAGATGAAAGTATCGAAACCAAATGATGAGGCGTATCTGTCATGCTTTCGCATGTCAGCTAGTACCCCTTGCCATTTCTGGTTCGGAGAATGAGACTCAGCGACGCTACCAGGACCATGTTTCGCTTTGAGGACTCTCGGATCGTAGTTGTGTAGATCCAAGAGTATCATATTCGAAACAGGAGTGAGAAAATAATCAAACGCGGGCGAATCAATCGCATCGGGAATGATATTATCACACTCCATGAACTCATTCACAACTTTCTTATGAAGAATGTCTTCATGAGAATCGCTGTAAGTGAGTTTCTTGAACATCCCTGTAATTTCTCTGTATAACTTCACAGAGTGAATACAAGGACGTGCAAGAAGCAGTCCTGTTTTAATATCGAAAACAGCACATAGCAAACCCGAGAGCAATTTCGGGAGAGCTTCCTTCCGGTTAAAACCGGTCGGACAGGTGTACTTACCGTCTGCTAACCCTCTATCGAGGGCGTTGCATAAGGTAGGAAGGGCTATGGTTAGGAATCCATAGCCTTCGTTTTCGAAACGTAACTTGATAGTACGAAGATCTCTATCAAGTCCTTTGACGCCAGGCTCCAGTCTTTCCACGTCGTGGAAGAGACAAGAGAGGAGTTCTACTGGACTTTTCATGCTTCCTCCATGAGGTAGGCATTCCAGTCCAAGCTAGCAATCCTTTCCTAACCCTCTTTACGACAACAGAGAGAAGAACCGGTGTTTACAGTGGTTGTACAGCCGTGGTGGAGTGAATTACTCCGCCAAGAACCGCGAGAATCAGAATGATGACTACAATCCAAAATGGACTCCAGTCAAAATAATGAGGATCACGATTCAAAGCCAACAATCCTGTCGATGCCGGCATCAGATGATGCAATAGTGTCCAAAGCGGCCTGAAAGAGGTTGACAAGGTCATCCTCAGTAAAGCCAAACTTCGGCCGAGCAATCGAGATTGAAACCGACGCACTTTGCGGCGAGATCAAACTGTTGTACGGGTTTGTAGCGTCGATCGTCTTACTGATTTTAAAGTAATGACGATCGCCGGTCTTACCCGTATTGTGGTTGATGATAACGGCATAGCCGTTAGCACCATCGCGACGTTCGGACCCGTAAGAATCCGTCCTAATCATGTGAAATGACAAGGCCGGGTTCGGGGCATTTGCAGCAACTGCAATGGGATCGCTTAGCATGGAGACTCCTTAGTTGGTTAGGGGGCGCATCACTGCGTTCCCGAATTAACTAGAAGAACTTCGTGAGAAGTGCACCTAGTATCGATTTCTGCTCCCCCGACAAGAGACTTTGCTTGTCGAGAACAGACTTGACGCTAGGCAGTTCGTCGATGGAGAACCTTGTTCGGTAATCCATTGACCCAGAGGTATCAAACAACACGTCTATAGGGTTGTCCATATCCTCTGATATAGTATCGCCGTATTCACTACGAACGATACTATAGTCCTGCCATAAACGTAGCTTACCTTTAACTCGGGCTTCATTATGCACAAGTGCAGTCATGAAACCCACGTTGACCAGTGAATCGTCGAGAGCAACAGTCTCAATAAGATTGAGATACTTGCTAACGCCGATGAACCAGTCACCCAACCACGTCCAAGGGACCAAATTGTAAAGGTCCGTTAAGCGCGGTGTGAGACCGATCATATCTCTGTATGTCGAATCAGAGAATTTCGGTACAGCCAACGGCGGAAAGTTAACGATTGCGTTAACAACACATCGCAGTTCGGCGGTTGGTTTACTTTCGTAAACCAAATCGTCTACTGTGTAGTGTACCGTAGTTGGCACAAGGTAAGTCCACGAAGGTGCAAAAGTACCCATCAAAGAAGGATTTCGATACTCCTTCTTAAATCTCTGGGAGGAGACCTTTGAATTTCTCTCTAAGAGGTAGTTAAACCTCTTAGCGACACGTTCTGGGGTCTTCATCAAAGACTTTGCGGCCTGTTCCATCGATTCATAACCAAACTTCTCGTTCAGATATGCGTCACCTGACGCTTTACCTGTTCTACGAAGTGAGATTTTTGGATTGTTGGTAACAAGGTCGCGCAGGAAATGTGCGGTTTGAAAAGTCTTTTCTATCATCATTGGTAAATCTTTCAATTCACCAATCTGGTAGAAGGCATTAAACTCTCGAAATGAAGTAAGGCACGGTGGCAGAACGTCTTCGAGACGTTCGGCACACCACATCCTTACAGCATCTTCTTGAGCTTGCATGCCATCATCAAACCCCATGTTCCCTACGAAGGGCACGATTGGGCCACTGCCGTGATAAGAAAACTCCGTAATATATTTGATACGGTCGTAACGACCGTCATCATATTGCGTAGTCTCACTATTACGACAGATAAAGGTACCACCGGGTGCGGAAGTATAGTGTAATTCGTGAGGATTATTTTCACGAAATTCACTGTATCTGCACTCTTTGGCCCGAAGACGATCAGTTGAGTCTTCGGTAAATGTCGTACGTCTCGCTTGCGCAGACGGGAGGTCTAAGGAGACATCCTCATCTGGGTTCACGGTAACCAGATACTCAGGGACAATTGTCATTGAGAAATCTGGATTGATTACGTAGTTCTGGTAAAATTCGGTACGAGCGTGGGCAACATAGCCTACTTCGTATTCGTAAGTTCCCCGAACACGTTTTCGACGAACGACATCAACTTTCTGACCGCCGATTCTGAACTTGAATAACGGGTCAAACGCAGCTGCGATTGATCCCATACGTTCAGGTCCAAAAACGTTCATCAGAAGGTTAACCTCCCAATCAGGTGAAAGCTGCCAGAGTCGTTTTGCAGCATTCGTGTAAGCACCTCTTAGGTGCTTCCCCTCTTTACTCCCAACTGGGGGTGAAGAGCGGCTATCCGAGAAAGCAACGTTTGATCGTTGCTGATCAAGGGTAGGGCGCGATTGCGGCATGGCAGCTTGTCCTTTCTGGCGTCAAGGTAAAGTGGTTAGGCGGCTCACGTCGCCGGGGTCCCCCTAGGGGGGCC